TTGATATAATTTCCAAATATAGCTTTTAAATTCCTTCATGTTTTCAATCATTCCACCACCTCCGTTTCCTCTGCCTTCTGCTCCCGAAACACGCTCCAGTCAATAACCTCGCCATTGATGCGGATTTCATCAATACCCGTCAGTTTCCACCAGCGGTCAACGATACCGAAGCAGTAAAATTCGCTCTTTTCCATCATCCTGCACTTTCGGTCGGTCTTTTCACAGGCAATGAGGGTCGAACCACTACCTCCGAATAAATCCAGCACAAGTTCACCCAATAATGAGCTGTTGCCAATAGCCTTTTCCGCCAAAGCAGTGGGTTTCTGTGTCGGGTGGATGTATTTATTGTTGCTGTCCGCGTCAATTTCCCACACCGCGCGTTCATTGTTAGGTCCGAACCACCGAGAGTTTTTATTTGCCGTGGTTGCACCCTTGCCGCCAAAAAGACAGGGTTCATAGTTTCGCTTGTAATTTGCCCAAGAGACTGGTAGGGTTTGTTTTTTCCAAATGATTGGCACTTTGTCGTAATCAATGTCGTTGGCTATAAAAGTGCCCGTTAATTCAGGCAAATATTGCATAGCGAACCAAACGTAGTAATGAGCGTATTCGATGGTATTTTCTTTTGCGTTGCGGACGATGGATTTCAGAAACTCCGCATAACCTTCCCGTGTCATATTGTCCTCATTGTCAGGGCAGTAAGTGTCCGTCCAATCTTTACCGCGTCGACGCGTCTTGTTAAATTCTCCATAGTTCACATTGTAAGGCGGGTCGGTAAAGACTAAGTGCGCCAGCTCTCCATCCATCAGTCGCTTGACTTGCGCGGGGTCGGTTGAATCTCCGCAGAGAAGCCGATGCTCACCCAGCTCGATTAAATCTCCCGTTATGATGAACGGCATATAACACTCGCCAGCTTCCTCACTCACAGATTCCAACTCTGCAAGGTCTTCCTCAATTTCTTCATCCGTGAGTTCAATATCCAGCTCCTCAAGGTCGCTATCATCAAATCCAGCGAGGTAGATATTGTAATCCGCGTCTTTCAGTTCCGAAAGCCAAGTCGTCAGCTTTTCCGTATTCCAATCGCCGTTGATTTGATTGAGCGCAAGATTGACCGCTTTGAGCTCCGTTTCGGTATATCCGACAAGCCTTATCGCGTCAATCGGAGCAGTGTGTCCCATCTGACGCAATGCCCTTACTCGCTGGTGTCCCGCAATAATACGGTTATTTTCATCAATCACTATAACGCCGATAAACCCGTGTTCATTGATGGAAGTCCGCAATTTCGCAAACCAGTCCGTCTTCATCCTGCGCGGATTTCCTTCAAACTCGGTGAGTTCTTCCAATTTAACCTGACAAAGAATCCTTTCTTTCATTCATCTCTCCTTCATTTATCACTTCCGTATCGATTATGCTATCTTCGCTATTGCCTCTTGCTTTTTTCATCGCTTCCCCAAGCATTTCTATTACCTTGTCGGGACTATCATCGTTTTCATTTTCCAATAGAGAAGCTACAAATAAGCCGTTTTTAAGTTTCAGGTTCTGCAGTCGAACATACGCATAAATAAGGTCTTTCCCCTCCATCGCCCTGAGTTTTGCGTCAGTCAGGTTATCCAAAACCCGCTTGGAAACTTTTGTCAACCCTTCGGTAAATGCAGGGGTTATTTTCTTTATCACCGCGATTTTCTTTTGTGTTTGGGTTGGAATATCTGCTTCGTGGTTGAACAACGCGAGTTCGCCTTTCCCGACTTGCGGTTTGTATTTTGGGTCTTTTGCCCAGTTTTCAAGACTTCGGCGTGAGGGCGTGATGGACAGCATTTGACGTATCTCGATGAGAGCGGATTCTGCAGATTCCGATTCTGTATAAATCTTCACGCAGTTGGTCTTTTGTTGCTCGGTGTATGCCATTTTGCCAACCTCCCACGTTTTTTATTTTTCAGTTTTGCGCATCTTCTCACACGAATACACATTAAAATTCATTGATTTTTCTAAAACTTGGCGGATTTTCACATCCTTTTCTTATGTGTTTTTATGCGTGATATGACGCTATTTCACAATCATTAAAAAACGCCCTCAAGTTTTCGCCATTTCTATTTTTGGCATTTTCTCTAAAACTTCCGCCTCTTTTATTTTCCCTTAAAAATACCGTCATATCACTCATATTTTCATACCGTTTTATAATTATTTATCTTATATAGTGATATACATTAGATTTATTAATAGAAAATGATTAAAAATGACGAAGGATAAAAATAGGGATAAAAGTTTTTGATTTTTAAAAAAGTTTTGGCAATATTGAATGGTAAAGATTTTTGGTATTACGGAAAAAGTTTTTGCCATTTTTACTTTTGGCGCTAACTTTTAACCTACTTTTAGGGGTTGCGGGGTATGGACAGGATGTCTGAACACGCGAACAGGCAAGGATGCCGATTGTGAGCGTGTCAGGCGCAGACACGGAGGTCGATTGCGACACAGCAGGGCAAAATTGAGCTGGATAAAAAAAGCCCGGGCTCATGGCGCTTCCCGGGCTTACAAACGGAGGATAGTGGTTAAAATAGCGAGGTTTCGCCTGCAAGAACGTTGATTTTACGGGGTGTATAAGAGAATGTGGCTGAAATTGCCACTTCGACGCGGTTATATCCCTTTTCGATGGACGCGACCGGGTATTCGTGGAAGTCGCGCTTGATTTCTGAAGGTCGGCGATTGATGAGATAGCGTTGAGTGTCCTTTTTGTCCTTGATGAAACCCAGCTGGTGCAGCGCGTTGATAATTCGTTGTTTGATATATAGATAGGTTTCATATTCTTGTGGGATTATTTCACCATTCCAGATGGAAGAAAGCACCCGGGAATAGATATCCTCGCGGTCGGCAAGGTTGTATTTCGATAATTTTTTCAATATGAAGGTTTTGAGAGGCTCTAAATCCCGCAGTTTTGTCAGTTTTCCCGCCTTAAAGTCGACAATAATTTGATTCAGCTCCCGTTGTCGATTCAACACGGCTTCGTCATTCATCAGTATGGAATCTCCTGTGTTTTTTCTATCCCTTCATCCGTTTTTCCGCTTGAAATCCAAAGGTATTTGCTTGAAATACTGCTGTATTTTCCGTGCAACCAGAAATTCTTAACGCACTCGACCCTTGCTTCAAAATAATCCTTAAATGCTTCGTCCGAAAAATCGATGTAAATCAGATTGCCATTTTCATTGACCCAATCCTTGTTAAATAGCATTTTCTTTGTCCCGCGTTTGACTTTCAGGAACGGCAACCGGTAAAGAAGGTCGCGGACAGCCCGCTGATTGACGTTTTGGAAGACTTTCTCTTTATCCATATACTTGGTAAACCGCGCCATACTGATAGCAAATTCTTCGGGTATAAATTGTCCATCGGGATATTTTTCTTTTCCATCTATATTTTGCGGCGTTCCCTCGGGTCTTGGGTTTTCACGGGTCAAATCTGCCGCGCAGGCAACCAACGAGCCGATGAGAATATCTTCGGATGAACCGCGGTCGGTCTCATTCGATTGAATAAACGGCATTATATCCGCGTATTCGCAGTCGATAATACCGATTTTCTTACCGAGCGCCAACAACATCGAATACATCTGAGCAAGTCGCGCATCCTTGGGGACAATTTTGATGAAGTCTTTTTCAATAGCGTGGATTTCCTCCTCCAAAGCGGTAAAATCTATCTTCTTAACGCGTTCATAAAGGTCGATAAACAGTGCAAATCCCTCTTTGGAAGCAAAATAGCGAAGGTCTGCAAGCGCATCCACATCAAGCTTTCGCATCTTTTTGGAGAATGCAATTTTGACCATTCGGTTGTCCCAAGCCTCCCCGTGATAATGTATGGGTAGGTTGGTGGATATAATAGGGGTATTGAGTATCTGGTCGTCGGAGATGATGTTTCCTTCCTTGTCCTGTCGTGGTCTGTAAGCGTTGGTGACCGAATCTTTCAAAAACGGCATTAAAGTTTGAAGGTGGTGCTCATCGAGCTCGTCGAATAAAAGGACTCCGTTACGTCGATATTTTTGACTTTTTATCGTGGTCGATACCGTTGGCTTGGAGGTCAAAAGTTGTTGGTTAAACATATTTTGCGCAACTTCCAAGAGGGTTGATTTTCCGCAACCTGACTGCCCATGGAGCGACAGAAACGGAACTCCTGAGAAGGAGTCCAAAAGCGGCTCTCTGGCGATGGCAACAGCAAGGAAGGACAGATAAAGCCTTGAGACGTTTTTATCCATAAAGATTTTATCTATTTTTCCTCTTAATTCTTCCAGCTTTCCGAAATAGTCAGGATTTTTCTTGACGAAGTTGCGTTTGTGTTCGTTTGGCTTTCGCATATGATAACCGCGGATGTAATAGGCATCCGCGCCTGTTTCAATGATGCCATTATCGCCCTTGGTTATTTTGCCGTCCGAAAGGATATAGTCCCATCCCGCCACATAGCTATCGGTCAGCTTGCCTTCCGCGTCATACTGGTAATTCGCTCCGACATAGGAGTTGCGGATTTTCTTTGAGTATTTGAGCGCGTAGGAATAGAAAGCGGATGCGCTCTTGTTTGACAGGGTAATATCCACTTGTTGCGCTCGGAGGGCTTTTTGAAGGCTGTCCGCAGACCCAAATTTCTTGCCCTCAACGGTGATTCGTCTTTTCTCGCCGGCACGGATGCAGTCAAAAACAATGGAAAAACCCTCGGGGTCTTCGTTATCTTCAATGCGGTATTTCGGCATCAGCGCATAGCTGGACGGTATAGTAATCCATTCCTCTTCCCAAGTTTCATTGCCTTCCGAATCCTTTTTCATTTTTTTGATTCGGTATTTCATCAGGTAGTTTTTAGTGATGCAGATTGCCGAGCCGTCACCGCCCTCAAAGTTGGTTTGTCCGTTGTATTCGTTTTCTTTTATTTCACCATTGGGAAGGCTTCCCTGCTGGATGTAGCTTTCAAAGTCTGCCGCTATATCGTCGGCTTTTGGCTTCTCAGGATAGGTAGCAACAACGGCATCCAAAAACTCTCTGTCCGGGGCTCGACCAACCGATTCAAAAAGTTTGGTTGCCTTTTCGTAAATGAAAAATTCGCGGTCTACGTCTTTTTTCGCTCGGTTGGTTTTGACCTTGTCGAATAACTCTTTGAATGTGAGGTATGCTCCCGCGTCCTTACGGATGTTTACCTTTTGCGCGGGACTGATTTTGTGGTAGTGGGTATCTGGAATCCATTTGAACATAAACGTCCGCGGGATTGCCGCAGGGTCACTTCCCACCTTGAGAACCAACTCTTCCATTAAAAGTTCATGGTATTCTTTGATATTAAAAACACCTTCCTCAAATACGCTGTCGAGGTCATTATAGGTTTCGATTTTGTCTAAAATGAAATGGACGTGAAACCCCGACCCTGTATCCACTATGGTTGCATAATCATAAAGCCCGATTTGTGTGAGGCGGGTTTTGACCGATGTAAGCAGACGCTCCTTGGATTCATTCAAAAACTTGAGCTTGTTATCAATATTGCGGTATTCAATATTATCCTTATTCGCTTTCCACTCCATATTATCAAAATCGAGAGCGACCTCAAGGCAGTGGGTGGCATTTGCGTGCGCTTTGCTTTTATTCCAGTTGCCCGTATTTTTGTTTTGAATGGTCTGCGTTCCGAAGAGTGAAACCCCGCAACTTATCATCTTGCCGTGATTCTGGGATTGCTTTTGATGGTAATTGATTTGCTTTTGGGTTATCGCGCCGGCAGGATTTCCCTTTTTGGTTTTACCGTTATTATCCACCATCGGAAAGTAATTATCCCGCCAAAACGCCTGTTTTCCATCGCTTGATTTGTAGCTTGAAACACAATAGGAGCTGTCAATTTCTCCGAGAGCCTCGAGATTGGTTCGAAGTTTTCGGATAAACTGAAAATCTTTGGGTCGCTTCACTTGTGGTTGCGTTGGGTTATACCCCACATCTTTTTTATCATACTGGGTGATGTCGATTTTGGCAATATCGGCAAGTTCCTGCATTGCCTCACGGAAGTCGATTTTTTTATAGTTCATCAGGAATGTCGCTGCGTTTCCAGAAGCCCCGCAGGCAAAGCAGTTGTATAGTCCTTTTTCGTCGGAGATGGAGAGGGAAGGGTTTTTGTCGGCATGAAACGGGCAAAGCGCAAGGGCTTCTGTGCCGTTACGCTCGATTTTTTGATAGCGTCCAACGAGTTCAACAATCGATACCCGCTCTAAAATCTCGTCAATCACCGTCTGCGGTAGCTTCATATTTCCCCTCTTTTCTGGTCGGTTTTATCTGAATAATCTTTTGCACGAATCACAGCGTTTATAAGTCTCGTTACCATCAATAATTTCAATCTTTAAATCTTTTGAAAATAATTGGCACTTATCAACGAAATTTCCATCGCATTTGGTCGAGCAAAGATTTTTAAAGTATCTCACAACGCAGAGTTTTTCTTCACCCTCGCGGTTTTTCATTTCTTTCGGTGTCATATCTAAATCCTTTTTTACTTGTTTTCTTCCTGCTTGGTCGATAGTTTTGCGATGTAATAGATTTCACCGTTAATCTGGATATTGCCCGACAGATAGGGTTCATTTCTCGCCCTCATGGGTTTCCACTAGAACGCTCCCTTGCCTTCGTTTCGGTCTTGCGCGCTACTCATAGTTTTTCCTCCCGGGTCATATATTCATAAATGAGTTCAAAAATCTTTATGCGGTCGCGGTCGCTTGAGCAATAAAGGAAGGCAATGCGATTGTTATCAATAACGATTTGCCCGTTTTTTGACAACCATCCGCGATCACAATTAATATTTGTATAATTTTCTTCACGAAAAGTAGGTTTTTCGATTTCTGGAGCATCTTTGGTTTCCTCATCCGCTTCGGGTTCGCTTTCCGCATTGATTTCCGATTCGTCCTGCGATTCTGTTTCTTCATCTTCGATTTCTTCTTGCGGTTCGATTTTTGTATTCTCAACCAACTCCGCAACTTTGGGTTCTTCCGCTTGTGTTGCAGCTCGGTTTTCCGTCAATATTTCGTCCGTTGTGATTTCCTTGCCTGCGAGTAAATCAGAAAGAATCTCGTGCTTGCGGGTATCGTCCTTCACCTGCGAGACCAACTTCAATCGGCTCATCCCGATGCGCTCAATCGGCTCGGCGACAGTCATAAAAAGGTCTTCCGAATCGGAGGGCGAGTGCTCAATGAGCATATCCACCGCCTTGATGATGTCATAAGCATAACTCCGCGAGAGGGAGATTTTTTCCCGCAGGTATTCCTGAAAGCTCTCAACGCCAGCCTCGTTTTTGTAATCCTTCCAGTTTTTATGAATGAAGTAAATATCCAAAATGCTTTCAATACTCGACTTTTCGATTCGATTAAAATTGCGGGTAATCCGCCCCTCGATTTCCGCAAGTGAGAGCGGTTTACCCGTATCGATGTCGTAATAACGGCTCTTGAGCAACTGGTTATCCTCAACCACCTGAACAGCCGTGTTTCCCTGCGGTTTGAATCCGCTGATTTTGATTTTGGCGGCATCAATTTTAGACATGTTCCGCCTCCCAGATGAATTTCTCTACAAAAGCCTTGTATTCCTTGTGCGGACGGCTGGACTTCGGAAGAAATTCACCGATCTGCGCATAGGTCTTGGCGACATCGGTCGAAAGGTGGATGAGGTCGCGGGAGACAATCTCACCGAAAGCCTCAAAAACCTTGTCCAGCATTACGGTTTTTACCGTGCGGTTGCCCTCAAAAAACGTCGGCAAGATGACGGTTTTGAAGCTCTTGTTCGTGTAGCGCGACATCTTTTTGTTGGATTCCAGAATAGTCAGCGTCAACCCGACCGCATTGGCAGAGAATTTTTCGGCTTGCGTCGGTATCACCACGAGGTCGGATGCAATCACCGCGGAGTTCATCAAAAGTCCGGGTGTTGGCGGCGTGTCGATGACGCAATAGTCGTATTCATCATCAATCGAGTCCAGCGCCTCAAAAAGCCGCATCGTGTTGTTGCCTTCCCGCGCGAGCTCGATTTCGATAATCGAAAGTTCGATGTTGGAAGGCACAAAGTCTAGATTTTTCTTGATTTTCTGAATGACGTCGGCAATGTCAACCTCATTTTTCAACACTTCCCGAATCGTCTTGCCCTCAAAGTCCGGGCAAAAATGGCTACTGGTTGCATTTTGCGGGTCAAGGTCAATCAGTAAAACCCGCGATTTTTCCGATAAAATCTTTGCGACCGAAATCGCGGAGGAGCTTTTCCCGACTCCTCCCTTGAGCGAAACAAAACTAATTACCTGCATACTTTCCTCCTAATATTTTCTTACATTTGCATCCGTCTTAACCCCAGCTCCGAATCATATTGATAGATTTGGAGACCGAGCTCCCGCGCAATATGATACTCCAGCATCGCGCCATTACTCATCCACCAGTTGCCGAACATCGCAATCGCTTCGCAATCCATCAGCCTGTCAATGTCCGCAACCAGATAATCCTTGCGGGAAGGCGCCTTCTCGATTTCTTCAAATCTAAAAATCAATTCCCTGCTAATGTTCGCCGGATTGACCACGCGGTAACCGAGTTTGGATAGTTCTTTGGCGACCTTATCAAACGCCTCAAAATTATCATTGGGTAGCCCCGTCATCATGGAGCTGATATAGATTTGCATATTTATTCTCCGTTTGCATGATTTTTATAATTGTTTTATAATAAAACCATAAGGAAGCAACTTATAATTGCTTCCTTAAATAACATAATTGGAGGCGATTATGGGTCGCTTATGTCCATTTATAAAAGGTGAAAATAATCAACCTTCTCCTTGTATTCACGAAGATTGTATGTTTTTTAGGCGTCTTTACACAATAGACCCTGAAAAAAAATACACTAAAAATAGTATAAATGATAAAATCACCTATCATCTTGGTGGTTTACTAACTTGTGTTTTCCTTCTTCAATGGTCAAAAGACCTCATACAATATGAAAAACATATTAATGAATTTGAAGATTTAGAAGGAAACGAAGTCTCTGTAGATGATGTTTTTACTGATTTTGATTAAATAAAAATCTTAAAAATTCTGGAAACCATCCTTTTTTATAATTTGGATTTTCCTTACGTCTACTCGTCTTGTTTTCGTGAACAAGTATAAATTTGTCAAAACCATAACGTTTCTCGATAGCATTACGAATAAACCTAATAATTTCATTCATCATCCTGTCAACCCGAAACACAAACGCTATTAAAAACGTAATCAATAAAATATCAGTCATTTTATCCTCCTATTGAAATATTTCTTTTGCCAGAGTTACCGCTTTGTCTAGCAGTCCCTTCTGCTCCAAGTAGGCAATCACCGACTGGTGATACCGTTTCGCTTCCGCCTGAATGTCGAGCCTGATGCGGTCGGAAAACTTCGCATACAGCGTCCCGTAAAGATACGCGGGTTTAATCTTGCTTATCCTCGCGTAACCGAGTATCAGGCTCGTTAATTCCTGTCTTTTCATTTCCATAAGAACCTCCTGTTTTTTGGAGTGTCCCGCATAGAAGCGCTTTTATTCGTTTTAATCTTTTATTCAATTTTTGTAGGTCTTTGATTGCCCCGTCTGCAAGCATCATCGTCCTATCGTAAGTTTCCATCTTAATAAGACGGGCGGGAGGGGAAACCCCCACCCATCCGTTTTTCTTCCGTCACCACATCCCCGACGGGCATAGGGCGTTTTGTTTCGCTCACTTTTCCTATAAGGAACAGGAGCGTTATTGCTAATATTGTATTGATTACAATAGATATAACCGCAATGACCTGATTTATCCAATAGGCTGTGAATACCCAAGCATACTCCCTCATAAACTGTCCTCTGCTGCTTTTTCATCTGGATACATTTCAATAGCTATTTCTTTTAATGACTTTTCAGCCCAAATAAAAATATCTACTGACAAACCCGAATGAGTTTTGATGGCGTCGATACGAATTCTTTCTATTTCCTCATGGGTCAATTCAAAGCCGTCATCATTTTCACATTGAACTATAGAAAAAGCGTTATCTAATAACTCTCCCATTTCTTGCGCTTTCATATACATAAATTCTTCTTTATTATCATAAGTCATAATCGACCGCCTCGGTTTTTGATTTCGTTGCGCAGGTAGTTCCGAAACTCAACCCGCTTGCCCCAATGTTTCACTTTCCAGCTCATTTTTGATAGAAAATCTTCCAATTTCTCCAACAGGGTAATAAAGAATCGAATCATCTATTCCCTCCCATATCGATTTTTAAGAGTCGCAGGAATGGGACTTTCACCCCTGCGAATCAGGCAATCTGTCCTGAATCCCCTCCATCCCCTCCCGACGCAGTCCGCGCACTTCCCCACCCCGCAGAAGGAGTCCTAAATAGAAAAACCCCAAGCCCCACAGGTTGCCCTGTTGCTCTCGGGGTTGGGGTTTTTGATTTTCAATTAGCCATATATGAGAGCGTATATATTGCTAATCGCTTATTTGTCTTTTTTCCTGCTTTTTGTTATAATGGTTATTGGCCTTTTGTGAATTGAAATTTGATAGGTTCTTGTGATTTGTTATCTTAAAATTCATTTCTAAACAGATACAAACTTGAGACCAAAGTTTGTATCTGTTAAGAAATGAATTTTAAGAAGTGTGTTTAGAGATTGAGAAACCTATCAAATTCCTCATCAACAAAATTATAAATCAACGCGATTTTTTTGTCAATAGTTTTTGCCACTTTTTTCCTACTTTTTTTATTTTTGGAAAAATATTGCCAAAATACCCTTCTAATCGTTTTAAATAATTTATATGTTTTATCTAATAACCTTGATTTTTATAAAACATGGTTTATCATGAATTAGTGTTTTTTATGTTTTGTATTACACACTTATTATAATTGACAAATATGTAAATAGCTATTAAAATCCATGTCAAGCATGAAGTTAAAAATTAATCTTTTTTCCATCTTTTCATAACCAAATTTAACAAATTATTTGTATTAATACTAATACCAATAAAATTTTGAAAAGGAGTTCAAAATGGGTATTAAGAAATTTGGATTAAGGAATCTGTATGTCGCAAATGGGTGGTTTTATTTTTTCTACAAACTGAACGGACAAAGCAAAACCATAGCCCTTGGAACACAAGATTATGAAACTGCAAAAATCTTGATGATTGAGCCTATGAAACAAAGACTTTATTACAAAATGAACGGAATAACCCCGCCAAAATCTAAAAATACGAAACGAGTTCGGATTCACACTGCTGCGCTGGAATGGTATAATATGACAACGGCAGATACATCGAAATCAGATAAAGCCCAAAAACGACACATTATTGTAGAATTGAAAGCTATAACCTCTAAATTCTGTGATGAAATCGACCAAAAGTTTGTTGATAGTTTATATGCCAATATGGCTTCCCGCGGATTGCAAGAAGGGTCTCAAAAATTTATTATCTCCAAGTTAAAAGCCTTTCTCAATTTCTGTATCCGATATGGGTATTATACAGTAGAGGCAAAAAACAAACTGGTCTTTAAGCGACAAAAAGACTCCGAACGGACTGCGGAAGCTGTAATATCTCCCGCGGAGTTTGAACGGATTTTGAAAGCAAGCCCAGAAAGCTGGCGGATGTATTTAAAAGTGCTTTGGAATACGGGTTGCAGGGTGAATGAAGCGTGGGGAATTGAACGCAAGGGAATTAATCCAGAAAAACGGACTATTGCCATATACCAAACAAAAGTTAGGGGAACAAAGTATGTGGTTTTGACACAAGAATTTATGAACGAGCTTCAGCAATATATGAAAACCCATGATGCGAACAACCCACTTTTGTTTCCAAAACGCGATTATTTTATACAAAACCACGGATTTAAAAAGTTAATTAGCAAGTTAGGGTTGCGCAAGGAAATTTGTCTTGCATCAATCCGAACGTCCTACGCAACTAATGCTTGCGCAGAGACGGGTAACCTTATGTTTGTAAAAGAACAGCTTGGGCATGCCAGCCTTAAAAACACACAGAGATATATGAAATTCGATACCGATAAAAAGATAAAAATATTGGATAAATCGAAAATTGAGACCTTTGCATAACCTAATTTCCCTAAATGCTTTATGTAAAATAAAATAAATTGCTAAATGATTAAAATTTGGACATTTTGCACGTCTTTTATTTTTTTGCAGGGTAATACGTTGAAAAGACGTGCAAAAGTCTTAGATTGGGTATAAAATAAATGAGGTTCAATAAAAATAGGAGGAAAGAAAAATGCGTAAGTTATGGATTATAGGGTTGGTTTTTTCATTGTGCTTGACGGCAATAGGGTTTGCGGATAAAGGAAGCGATGAACCATTTGAATTGAATGGCATACGATTTGGTATGAGTATTGACGAAGTGTTAAGAGCAGAAAAAGGGAAATTAAGGTCAGTTACGAATGATATAACTACGAATGGGACTTTTCTTTTATGCTATGATGGTGATGATGATGATGAATATTCATATTTATGGTATGGCTTTAAAGATAATAAATTAATTTGGATTGGAGTTAATTATCCTTACGTATCTTTATCTGAGTTAAACGCAAGCATAACTTATTTATCAGCTTATTATTTTGCAAATAATGGAATTGAAAGCAAACGTTATGAGAAAAAGAAAAAAATTCATTGGAAATGGATGTTTTCTGAATTTACAATAGAATTATTTGCCGAAAAAAAAAGTAAAAATAAATATAATTTTTATATTTCATACAATAAAAAAAAATAACCCCAAGCGGTAGCCAAACCTGCTTGGGGCAAATTTTATGAAGGAGATTTTTTCAAAACTGAAACCCGAGACCGATGCCGAAAGCGATATTGCTATTGATATACCCCAAATATCCGCCGAGCGATAGCGAGCCAAACAACCCGTCCGATTCACCAAACGGCGCATACTGATACGACAACATCGGCGGATAATACAACCCGAGGGTATGCCGCTTTGGAGTCCGCCAAGCGCGGATTTTGTAATCGGCACTCCGCTTGTATAATTGGACTGTGAGCAACTCGTTGGACTGCCGAAAAACAAACGGCGATTCAAAAAATCCCGTGTAATCCGCAATGATTTCGATGATATTCGTAATAGTCAATGTCTCGGTGTTGGTGACGGTGACCAAGTTGGAAACGTCCGTCCGATAGACGCGAATATTCGTCAATTCCGTCCAGTTGGTAATCCGTGTATAATTCGGCACCTTGATGTAGCTGGTCAGCGTGCCGTAGTTGGTTTCGTAAACCACATTGGTAATATTCGCTACTAAAGGCACGCCCGGGGAAAATGCCCGATAACCGAAAAATCCGACCAGTCCGCCGGCAATGAAGGCAAGCAGGAGATAAAGCCAAAAGTGCTTCATACCAGTTTCACCGCTACTATTTCATTATCCTCAAGTAACGACATCATTTTGTTAAAATCCAAACTTGTATTGAGGATGGTAATGCACCCGTGTGACCAATCCCAATCCCATCCGCCATCGTGAATCTGGACATAAGCAATGATTTTCTTGTTTTTGTGATTGGGATTCGGCTTTTTTGACGGTAAAGTCATATCGTCAACCGACAAACAAGTATGGTCTTTGATTCGCTTCAGATTGACGCTGTTTTGAAACAGCTTGATAATCCGCTTTCCATCCCATTTGTTCGACTTCGGATTCCAGCGATAACCGACAATTCCATAGTAAACCCCTTCTGCCAATTCTCCGCCATTATAATTATTTGTGGCATCAGTATTGACTTTGTCGGTATGAAAAATTTCTTTCCCTTCGTCAATGATGGTTAATGTGCTATCGTAGGCATCTCCATTGGGCAGGTTTATTTTCATAGGAGATTTTCCGCGTTTGATTTCAATTATTTTCATGGTCATACTCTTTCCCTCCCGAATGCGATATATCTGTTCCCTTTAAATTCTGGATTATTTTACTGATGTTTACAGGCATAGCGATTTGAGAAATAGCAAATCCAAGCCCGACAATCCCAGTCCAATCATTTGCGATAGTTCCGCGATGCAATGCGATTGCTCCGCCGGTAACAGTGAAAATCAAACCCAAAATAAAACAGAGCATCGAAACCGCTTTACCCATTATTCCCCTCCCTTTCAAAATGATTATCAATAGCTTTTGATATGTCTATTGCCAAATCAAACGCTTGCGGATACGGATAATGAAAGGATTCCAACGTTGCCTGCACCAATAAAAGAATACGGGTTTTTATTTTTTCTTTAGTCGTCTCCATTTTTGCTCCTTGTAACCACAATCAATCCTATTATTGCAGGACTCCGAACGCTTTCAAAACAAGAACTATCCAACCCGTAACTCCCCCGATTATGGTAACGATTTGAGTAGCGGTTGCTCTTGATTTATCTGGTTTTGAACGGATTTCATTTATTGCTACCCAAAGTGATTGAACGTCTTTATTTGTGGACTGCTGGTAATGCGAAAGGTTGGTTCGCACCTCGCCAATTTCTCGTCCCAATTCCGAGATTGCTTGCCCTTTGTCGTCAATTTTCGCAAAAAGCTCCTTAATATCTATGCGAAGCTCTTCAAGTCGTTGTAAAACAATATCAATTTCTCCCATATCTATCCCTCCAGTTCTGATATTTCTGCCTTGTATTTCCGTATTGCGCCCAGCAGGGTATTGCGATACTTTTCCGAGTCCACGTCCATCACCCACGCTTGCGCGATAAGTGTTCGGGCTTTTTCGGTTTTGGCTTCCAGCTCCTTTATTTTCAACCTTGATGAATAACTCCCGCTTTTTGCCCACTTGAGCAATTCTTCCAGTGTCGGTTGGGGAATCCCTTTCACATTCCAATATGCGATGCGGCTATTATCCCCGCAGTGTTCAACAATAATTTCCCTACCGAAAACGAGCTGTCGTCCGCAATAGAGATTTGCTATTTCCAAAATATCTATCATCATAATTCCCCCAACAATTCAATAATTTCGACGTTGGTTGCGTAGGTATTGCCATCCGCCGATGTGTATAGGTCGCGCCCTGGGTTTATGTAAGTTTTAAAACGGTATTTCTTACCCTGCAATGTTTTAAATATCCAAGTATCCCGACCGACAATATTTACGTTGTAACCATACGCGTGTGAGGCATTTGTTTTTGTTAATAAGCTCCAAGTCGAGCTCCCGACATTTGCAACCTCAATATAGGGTTCTACCCCGTAGGTTGGTGGTGTTGATTTTACATAGGTTTGCATTCGGATGCACACCAGTTTATCCGTTGCGGGTTGAAAAATACTGAATGAACCGTCTGTTGTAAATTCACCAAGCGTATCGTAATCCTCTGTGTTGTAATACATAATCGTGTCTCCGGCTCCACAAGTTTGAGCCGTTGACCTGCGGGCAAGGATATAAGTCCGAGTTCGTTTCAGTTTGGCTATTTCAAACCCATCCGTCTTGACTGTCCCATCAGCTCCCACTTCCAACAAAAAGCCCGGGGAAAGTTCGCTTCCGATAACGGGAATATCGCCCTTTTTGTAGCCCGTCATCCGCTTCACGTAAGAAATGATGTCTTTGAATGTCATAGCATCACCCCTCGGTATTCATACAAGAGTTTTGTGCGGCTTCCAAATTTTACATAAAAGCCGCGCAAAATCTCCAAATTTTTTGATAGTAACTTGCAAGTGTGAAATCTTTTTATGAATTTCATAGCACCACCCCTCTGTATTCATACACATTATTTTGCTTCATAATTTTACTGATAATCCGAAAACTGAACATAAACCCGTTTTTTTCGTAGGTGTATCGATTCTGGATGTCATAGTTCTGGGTTGCCGTGAAAGACAGGTATTTCTGGCAATAACCGTAATAAGCGATAGTTCTGTTAAAAGTCCGCTCCACATAGAGCTCATTATTCATCATTATATTCTGCGCACGAGAAATATCAAGCGTCTGCTCCACCTCGTCATACCGAACGGTGTCCCCTGCAAATTCGGCAAGCGATTCGCCGCCCTCCCATTCAACCAAGAGCCGATTAAATTCTGGAGCAACAGATTCAAACTGGGGCGATGTTATGTCGTCCGCTGATATTTCAACAATCTGGCTATAAATCTCAGGGACGAAAAAGAACCACAGCCCTTCGGAGTAGTAAACATAAAAGTGGAACAGCTTGCAGATTTCATTAATTGCGTCGTGATAGGTCTTGGTATCTATCACTTCTGTTCCGTTTTGGTGGATGTAGGAAAAGTTTGCCCGCACCTCGCCAACCAACCCCGAGGTTTCAAAGAGCGCCGAAACTGCCGTGTAGCTCGCGGTGTGAATATTGGCATCCAGAAGCTCGAGAATTGCCTTCACTGCGGTCACGGGGTTTTTATTGGTCGCTGTGTAAGTCAGAAAGCCGTCCATCGCCATATCGATTTTACGGCGACAGGTGAGAGTGAGCTTCTTTCCGTCCATCTCAACCACCATAATCTTGCCCTCGTAGGTGAGGACATTACGGTTGTCAAATACCCGAATCACCGCGAAGTCATAGGCGTCATTGCAAAACCGCTCAACCGACTGATTGTCGAAAATCTCAATCATCCCCGCGCTGATGACGCTTTCTTCCTCCAAATTGACAATCTCGCAAATCTTCAAATCGTGCCCGATGAGTTTTCGGTCAAAAGTGTCGTATGATACGACTTCATCATTTATTTGCACTTGCATTGGACACTCCTATGGTCGAACAATATTGCCCGCTTTCGCGGTGATAAGCAGGTTGTTGCGGACACTGTCAAACCGTTTTTCTTTCAGGGTTAATTGAATTTTGTAAACCTTATCTTCCCCCATTGTGTCATCAACCTTGAAATCATAAAGGGTATAGAGCTTATACGCCATAATGCAAGCGTGCATCGGGTAATGGTAGACGTAATTGTAAGGATTATCCACGCGATAATTGTCGGAAGGCGCGTTTATGGTTTGAAATCGATAGAACCACTCGGATTCGGTGTAGAACAAATGTCTGATTGTCTTTTCAATATAAATCCAATCCAAATGCGTAGGATTGAGGTCATCAAAGGATTCATATTGAACCATTTCAGCAATATACCCTTCCCATTTGTAGGTTTCCGCTCCGTCTTCATATCGAAAAACATCATCATTCAGTTGAAAGAAATACCCCAATCCTTGCTGATAACTCATTAAAATATTGCGATGGTCGGTGCTTTCTGGATTCTTTTTGAGAATATCCGCAGCTCTGTCAAAATCGGAAAGAATGAAATACCCGCCTTTTTTTAGCGAATACTGGATTTTCCTATATTCATCACCATCAAGCCAAAACGAGATAATTTTGTTAATATTGGTGGCGTTATTGACTTGTCTTTCGGAGTCGGTGTCATCGGAATAATCGAATCGGTTTACCATCCCGATGTCTAATTCTATCTTTCGGTTGGTCAAATCCAGACAAAACGTGTGCCCGATATCTGCAAAGGTATAAATTTTTTCTCGGATTTGAAACTCAGGTTGAGAAACATTCCAAAAATCATCGGAAAGCTCAATATTATTCACCTCGATGATTCTTGATATATCTGCTTTAACGCCTGTATACGAACCTTTAAGCAAGATTGATTCAATAAATGCTTCACCACCCCAGTAAATATCAGGCAGGACTGTAATATTTCCCTCAATAATTGTGTTATACAACCGTTGTAACCGATGCTCCACTGTTAAATTGGACTTGATATAGCAGTTTCTGATATCCGCCCTGTTACCAAGCATTGTGCTGATATACTGTTCAGTCCAGCAATATCGGATAATGTAATTATATGCAGAACCAAGATTAAATCCGTTTGTTATTCCTGAAATATCTATAAACGAAGATGACCCGATATAACAACCCTTAAAACTCACTTCTGAACCGCTCCCAAAAACCACCTTATACCCGCCAGAATTTTGAAAGAATGAGCATGATTGAAAAAAGTGCGTCCACGAATCATTGGTGATATTCCTCGCCGAAGGCTTGAAATCTATATTATACCATATGATTGACCCTTTTCCGTAGCCCGGGTTTGTGAAACCTATATCCTGCAATTCCACCCGTTTGTTATATCCTGCAATCTGGTAGTTATAAAACAGCCCTCCAAAGCTCAATGAACCAGAATCTGAAAAAGTTTCAGAAAGGATAAAGAAAAAAGTCGACGCTCCAACTATCATATGTCCAGATACAGTCCGCCACGGATTGCCGATACTGCCATCCCCTGTTGCATCGCTTCCTGTTTCGGATACGTATTTGATGTCCAAGCCATCCAAACTTATATCGCTAACACGATAGTAATTTGCGGTGTTGACAGCGAGAGCGCCTGATACCTTCTTAAGCGGAAACAAATGGTCTAATTCCTCGCTCTCTATCTGTTTTACAAAGTCGTTTCGTAATATCATAAAATTCCCTCCCTTCCGTTTTTCTTGAGGACTTTATTAATGGACAAAAGCATATCGCTGGCTATTCTGTCGGGGTCGGTGGCTTGAGTGTGGATTTCGATTTTACCAAAATTGAGTTCGGTGCGCTGGGTCAGGTTGTTGGTTGTGTTAGTCGAAATACCTTTTATTTTTGGCATAAGCGCGCTGTCCTTCCAATTATCGAACGCCGAAAGCGAAGCGGACGGACTGAGAAGCTCCTTGGTCAGTTCCCGCGGGATAACCATTTCGCCCTTTTGGAGCTTGGCAATAATTTCGTCATCCTTGAGCCCCTCTTTTTTCAGGTCTTCAAAGGTTTTATCCGTTCCCGCAAGCCCGCCAGAGTGTGAGGAAAAAAGCGAACCGAACCACCCCCCAATTGCGCCAGCTAAACCCCCAACAACCGCTCCAACAGCCGTCCCTATCCCAGGAAGTATGGCTGTGCCGACTGCCGCTCCAGCTGTAGCGCCCACACCAATTCCAATTCCTATGGATTGCCCCGAATTACTTGATGTTTCCTGTGCAGGTTCTGCAGGTCTGTTTTCATAGCTTGGTTGATAGGTATGCTCAAAATTATTTTCAGGCTTATCAAAGGTTGGCATGTTTTCAACTTGTGGCATTGTGTTATTCGCAATGTTGGCAGTATTATCCGCTATCTGCTGGAGCAGGTCTTTACCCTCGTCGGAATTGTCAACGGCAGATTGTGCATCGGTTTCGACCGTTCCAATGGAGGACATTAGATTGTCAACGGCTTCTTTGGTTTCTGTGCTGGTCGTGTCCTCTCCATAGGTTCGGGAAGATTGCAAAGAGCCCGTTAAATCCGCAACCTTATCCAGATAGGTATTCATTTCGTCTTCCAGTCCCAGTTCCTTTGCCTTGTCTGCCAAACCCTGATAGAAATCAATAGCAGTTTGAACATCCTCGGTGACGCCCATATCGAGCTGTCCCGACGAAACCAATCGTTCAAACTCCTGCGCGCGATTCGACAGTTGTTTCCCCTCTTCCGTCTCATACATATTTTTGAGCTGGTTGTTCAGGTTATCCAATTCCTCTTGTTGCTTTTTTATTTCTTCTGTTTTCTGCTCCTCAATTTCAAGAAGGTCTTGCTCAAGGCCAAAAATCTTTTCTTCCTGCGCCCAGATGTCCTCTTTATCCGCGTCTTGTTCTTCCAATTGCGCAAGGATTGCTTTATTAAATGCAATCTCATTTTTAAGGTTGGCTTCGCGTTCTTCATCCGTCATCATGTTAAGCCGATGCTCATATTCCGCCATTGCATCATCTATCTTTGCAAGATTTTCCTCTCGTTGTTCTGCATCGGTTGTGATTGCTCCATCCAGCAGTTTTGCGAGTAATTTGCCCACGATTGGAATTTGCGAAACCAAATCCAACAGAACGGTTTCCATCGCCTCACCCCAAGCCATCGCTTCATCACCCGTTTCTTCCATCACCTCGTCAAAGCGATTCCAAGCAACCAGAAGCTCGTCGGCAACAATAGTGGCAACCGCAACAAAACCGCCAGCCATAGCGTTAGTAGCTTCGTCCGAATTGCCCTGCAAATCTTTCATTTCGTTCCCAGTATCATTTATCGAATCTTCCATATTGCGATATTCATCTTGCCAATCCGCAGTTATATCTTTTTGTTTTTTCATTAATTTCTCATATTCCTTGCGTTTCTTTGGGTCTTGCAGTTCGTTGTATTTCGCTTGTAATTCATTAAGCCTGTTTTGCCCAGCGATTATATTTACTTTAATCTGGTTTAAATCCCTTTCCTGCGTGATAAGTAGAGCGTTTTTGATGGCAAGTCCCGCCACGGCGTCTTCTTGCTTTTTCATAGCCACACCAAAGTCGTATACCTCACCGACAATCCCTTCCCAGTTTTCAAAAAGTTGACGAAGTAAGGCATTGCCAACATCCAGCGAACGCCACTTCCCGAGCTTGTTCATATTTTCAATGAGTTTTTCATATTCCTCATTCAGTTTTTTCCCCGCCTCGGTTGCATCATCAAATGCCTTTTTCTCCAGCGGTTTGCTTGTTTTGGAAAGCTGTTTTTGAAGAGCTTCAAGCGCTTTTTTCTCTTCTTTAAATTTTTTTATTTTTGGGTCACTATCGTTTTTTTGTGAAAGTGCTAAAATTGCATTTGCTTTTTCTTGTGAAAATCTTTCTTTTAATAATTGATTGATTTGAGTTAATATTGCTTTTTTTTGCGATTCAGTTTTTATTAAACCTAATTCATTCTGTTCTAAAATATATTGAACATCACTTACTCCTTTAATAGCCGCTCGTTGCTCATTTAATTTTTTAATAAACTCAATCATTGCGTCCGAGTTATACACTCCCTGTCCTAACGCTGTTTTTTGGGCATCCATACGGACAAGAAACTCATCGGCTTTGGTAAGATAATCATCTTTTGCTTTGTTTTCCTCTTCAAAAGCATCAATCAGTTCTTTAGCATTATTTTCATAAATACTATTTATTTCATCAATTATGGTTTCGTATTTTTGGGTTATTTTTCCTTCATCTTCAGTAACCCCAATTCCACCTTTTTTATTAATTCGATTATATTCATCAGTAAATTTTTTCTGTAAATTAATTAGTTTTTGATAGTAATCAGCAGTTTGCAATTGTCCTATTTTATATAATCTTTTATATTCATCTAATTCATCTATAAATTTTACTTTTGCCCCCCCGCCATCATCCCCACCGGTGTTTTTGGTTTGTGGTTTATTTTTTTCGGCTATTTCGATTTTTGTCTCTAAATCTTGATAAAGAGCTCTTGCAACCATTGTTAGCTTGTATTTTCCAAGCCTCTCGTTATGCTCGTTGTAGTTTTCTTCAATCCTTTTCAAAATTTTATCCGATTCTTTTTCCGCAATATTTAGCTGTAAAATCAATTGGTCTTTATACACCCCGGTAGCAGATTCTAATGCTCGGCGTTCGGGAGTAAGCCCAGCAATAATTTTATCCGTTATTTGTTTTGTCGACCGGTAAAAATCACCTTTTTTGGATGCAATTTTGGAGTTGAGCTCGGTCATCTGGTTTTCTATTTCGTTAATCTGCTTGTCAAGGTTGTGCTTTTCAATTGTTGTCATTCCCGAAGTGTCGATTTTCTTAAGCTCGTCAAGCCTCTTTCTTAATTCCTCAATTTTCTGCAAATCCTGCTCGTATTCGGTTATACGCTCCGTCTTGATGTCGAAAGGGTCTTTGAGCTTGTTGAGTTCGGTAAAGTATTCCGATGTCTTTTTGGACATCAGCTGAACATTCTTGATTTGCCTGTCCTGCAGCTTTATTTTCTTTGTCTCGAGCTTGAGCCGTTCCTCTTCATCGCCGTTCGCCTCGGCTTCGGCAAGGTCTTTCATCACCTGCTGGAGCTGGTCGGTAGTGGAAATATATCGCTTGGTCAGGTCGTCAATCTGCTCAAAATTGATAAGCCAGTCATTCAATCCCTGCAAAAACGGGTTGAGGTATTTCTCCACTCCCTCGCCCATTTGTTGCCAAAGATTTGTCATCGTTGCGTTCAGAATCTTGATTTGGTTCGCAGATGAATCGATTGTCCTGCCAAAATCCCCCATCGCATCAGCGCTACCTTCCGCCATAATCTTAAATATTAATTGGGCTTTTTCCGCTTGGCTCATTTCCTTTGTCCAACCCTCTTCTTTCAATCTTATTTCGTTAATAATAATACCGTATTTTTTCATCGCAATATAATTACCCACCATAGCGCTCTGGAGGTTATCGAAAACTTCTTCGGTAGAATTATTTGAGAACGATCCGATATCGGCGGCAAGCTTAACCATTCCGCTTGATAATTCTTGAGCTTTATCCCGCGCCATCCCCATCGGAACGAGAAGGTCTTGAGCGCTCGATAAAAACTTGGTCGCCTCGACCTTGCTCATTCCGTAACTGAGAACGAGCGTATCCCGCATTTGTAACGCTTCTTTTTCAACTCCCTTGAAAACCACCATAAACTTTGAGGTGGCTTCATTGAAATCGATAGCGGTCTGGATTCCGTTTTTGAAAGCGCCGATAAGGTTTCCGACGGCTTGGGTGGCAAAGTTCATAATGCTATGCCCGATTCCTTGCAGGACGCCCTGCATAATGTTTCCGATACCGCCAGAACCTGTTAACATGCCTTTTGCCTGCGCAAGCGATTCGTTGAGTTCTCTCACCCGTCCTGCGTCAAATGTGATTTTCCCAGTCTTGAATTGCGCGAGTTCCGCCTCAATCTCTTTTTTCAAGCGTTTCACATCGCTTTTGGCTTGCTTGGTGTCTATTCCTGCTTTCATTTTGGTGTCCAAATCGGACAGCGCCGTCTTATAGTTTTTCTTAATTTCCTTCGCACTCTTTTTGAATGCGTTCTCTATATTTGCAATTTCGGTCATCACGGGTTTGCCGTCGGCATCGATGGTGAAAAGAACACCACCGCCGTTAAAAAGACTGCCCTTATTCTCCTCTCCCATTTGCTTCCTCCATCATCTTTTTTTGGCGGTTTGCCAGATATTCGCTTAAAGTTTTGCCTGCTATGTCGGGATTGTTTTTGGCTTCTCGGAGTGCCTCTTCGACCGATGTTTTTGAAATAACGTAGCCGTTAATGAGCCCGATAAGTTCGGTTTGGTATTCCTGCCTTGCCTCTCCCGACTGGCTGTTTGCGTAGAGCTGATGGAGATGAACCGATGCCTGACGCGCCTCCAATTTCTTTTGAAGGCATAAGGCTTGCACCAAGTTTACATTATGAAGGATATAATCGATTGTATAGTTGTAAACGCTTGCCATGGTTTCCGCTATCCGAAGTATCCGCGTATAGATGGATTTTTCCGTTTCCAAAGAGGAAACAGCCCCGTTTGAGTTGCGTTCAATGATTTTCGGAAAGTTGAAACTGTATGCCTCTTTGAATAATTCCGAAAGGTCGGCGATGGAGTGTTTGTCAAATTCTTTCAGATTGGTGGTCAGTCCCAAAAACTGACGGATAACCTCTTCCTTCACCGCTTCAATCTCCGTTGTCTCAAATTTCTTCCACAGCTCGTCAATTTTGATGACGGTCAAGAGATTAACCCTGTATAGCGTTACATCTTGAAAATCCTCTATTTTACTGGGTTTTTCGGATATGAAAAACTCACGGTCGTCAATAAAAATCATTGTTCTCTCTCCCTACAAATAAAGACGGGAAGGGCTTTCGCCCCTCCGTTGTTTTTTTAATTTTAAGCCGCAATATCGAAAGTTCCAAATCCGCCCTTGGTGCCTTTCGCGCTTCCACTGTCAGTAATAGCGAGTGCTTCAAACTCCAACTCGCAAATATCTTGCCCGCCGTCAAATTTCTTGACGGTGTCCGCAAGATTGACGCAGTTAAACAAAATCTGCGCCTCAGGGTCATTGGTAAAGTCGGGGATATCGGTAAAGTTTGCATTGTCAGTTGATTTGTCGTAAATTAAAAGTGATAATCCTTTTTCCCGAACGCCGGCGTTTTCCTTGTAAAATCCGACGGTATCACCGGCAACTGCGTCCGGGTCAACCATTGAATAATACATCATCGCATCAAAGTCAGTTTTGGAAAGCGGGATTTTAACCGTGACCGACGTGCTTTTCCGATACACACCCGTCGTCCCTTCCTGGTCATTTCCTACCTTTTCGGTTTCCTTTTTGACGGTGATACTGACCTCGCCCTTGGTAAAAATCTGCATGTAGCTTTGCGGTGTTGCCGAAGCAGTTGTGGGTATGGTCTTGTTGGTGACAATCGAATTGATGACAGCCGCCGGCAGTTTATCAATTTTTCCCGAAACAATCGTGACAAACACGCGAGCGGTTAATAGTCTTTCTCCATCCATAGTTTTTCCTCCTATAAATTATTCTTATTCGTTACTCCCAATTTATACAGCAAAAGTCCGAAGTAAAAATCATCGTTATAGCTGTATTCGGGGAGCTTGACTTTCTGAACCGTGTTAATGATATAGTCGCTTGAAATTTCGGTGTTCGAGAGGGTTTTGACATACCCCGCGACAGTGTCTATTAAGGCAAGCAACCCCGCGATGTCCTGACTGCGAACCACAAACCCGATTTCATAACTCTCGTAGGACTCCGATGCTTTTTCAAACGACGAGTCCGCAATCTCAAAACAGATGCCCGGTGATTCCAAGTCTTTGAATCTCAAAAAATTCAATTCTATACCGACGCTCGCTGCATGAGCCTGCACATCTCTCCAAAATACTTCCATACTCCCTCCCTACACCTCGACCTTGTAATACGCGCCTTGTTTGGCTTTTGCCCTCGCTTCCGCCACGGTCTTTGCTACAATCCCGTTTGCCTTTCCCGCCATTACCTCTTCATACGCCGTCAAAAACCATCGGGGCGGTTTGTCATCGCGCGTGAGTTTTCCCTCGCTTTTCAAAGCGTTGTATTTGGACCAATAGCTTTCTTTAAATTTTGCCGAACCGCTCAAATTCTTGATACGGGAATATTCCTCTTTGCGTAATGCGACCGACCGCGATATACTCTTATACTCCCCGCCAACCTTGAAGTGCCAATGCAGATTTTCATATTGCTCAAAAGCATATCGTGTCAGGGTTTGAAGTTGCGCTTCGCCTTCTGGTGTTTTGACAATTTTGGTATTGCGCATCATGTGTCCCGTATCGACGGGCATGTGTAAGAAGCTCGTTCCCAGAATAGCCACGGCGATATTGTAGGGCAAGTCCTTTCGGAACTCGTGGACGTATTGCAGGACTCCGTTGGCAAATCGCGTTTCCATCAATCCCTCCGTTCGTGGCGGGTGAGGTAGTAGGTTGTCCAGATGCCGTCCTTCGATTCCTCTTCCGCTATGATTTTGTAGGTCAGGTTGCGGATAGTGAGCATCTTGCCAACGCCTAAAATAAGGATTTTGTTGGCAAAGGAAACGGAGCAGGTTGCGTGGAGCTGGTTTTTGGTTTTCTCATCCCAAAACTCGCGGACGCTGGATTTGTATTCTCCCTGATAGACGCGGTTTTCAAACAGGCACAGCTCCGTCATGGCTTGCTCGGTTTTTTGGTTTTGTCAACGGACACAGGTCCGACATCTGTGGATAGCTCAATACCAATCGCTTTTTCGGGAGCTTCGCTTTCGGGGTCTTTCTCCTCAATGCCGAACGTCTTCAACAGTTTCAATTTCTCCGGGCTGACCTTCGTATCGCTATACCCGTTCTTGTCAAACTTCACACCCTTGAGTTCCCTGCCTGCAAAAAATTTTGAATACAACATACCTTCCTCCTTAACCAAAAATTTGCCATTCGACAGTCACTGGGTCGCCAACGGGAACCGAAACGGTGCATGCGGTAATAGTCCGCGTCGCATCGCCAGACAGATACAAAATCCCGTTAAGCGGTTGGGCTTCGGTAAGCGCGTTGAGTTTGTAAGTGCACGGTCCGCTGGTTTTGACACACAATCGCTTTGCTTCCTCAATCCCTCCGAACGGAATGACAAGAGTCCCCTCTGATGCTATCACAGCTGTGCCGTGGGTTTCCTCGGTGAATGTTTCACTTGTTTTGTTGTAGTAGGCGTTACCCGACAGGTTTTGCGAGCTTTCTGCTCCCGCCGGGTCAATCAAACCCAAAAGAGCCAACGTTTCTTTGATTTGCATAGATACCTCCAAAGTATTTTTTTCTCAAAGTTATATACATCAAAATGAAGGCGATTTTTGGTGGGAAATGAAAAAAGCCCCCGGATATTTCCGAGGGCTTGGGTGGATTTTAAAATTTTACCTAAATTCCGTAGTAGGTTTCATAACCGTTCAGCATAAAAACAATCAGTCCGTTAAAAACCTCTTTGGCGTTTTCTTTGCCGTAGCCTCTTTTAATCGCATACCAAGTTTTCAAAAAGCCTTTCGTTTCCGCCATCGCCTTATAATCCTCAATCCGACCGCCGATGGTTGCCCAAGTTTCCCTTACCATGTTTCGTTTCATTTTTCTCTCCTATAATTTATTTTACGACAACACATTAGCTTGCATTGCGGATGGAAGTCAAGTGTTTGCGTAAAATAATTACAATTATTTGCTTGATTAGACAGTAAATAGCCATCAAATTGGAGTTGTGAACCCGATAAACCGATTTAAAAGATAAAAAAACGGAGTTTGTCTTATGGATATACAAGAATATTTGAATAATATTAAGAAATCATATAAGACGCATCTGGCGACGGAGCATAGTTATCGCGGGGATTTGAAAACCTTGATTGAATCAATGGTATCAGGCATATTGGTAACAAATGAGCCAAAGCGTCAGGAATGCGGCGCGCCCGATTATATCATCCAAAAAAAAGATGTTCCGCTTGGATATATTGAGGCAAAGGACATCGGGGGTGATTTGGACAAGGTTGAAAAATCCGAACAAATGAAGCGATACAAAAACAGCCTCGAAAATCTTATCCTGACCAATTACCTTGAGTTTCGATTTTACCGATACGGCGAAAAGGTTGAAACCATAGCTCTTGCCACTATTGAAAAGGATAAAATCAAGCCGAATGCCGATTCTTTCGATAGCTTTACCAATCGAATAAAAGACTTTTGCGAGTTTATCGGGCAAACCATCAAATCACCCGAAATACTTGCCAAGATTATGGCGCATAAAGCCAAGATGATTGAAGAGGCGTTTTTTAAAGCCGTTACGATAGATGCTCTGAATAACTCGCTCAAAGACCAACTGACTGCCTTTCGGAAAATACTCATTCACGATATGGATGAAAAGACCTTTGCCGACGTGTATGCGCAAACTATTGCCTACGGGCTTTTTGCGGCGCGACTACACGATACCACGTTGGAAGATTTTTCAAGGCAGGAAGCCCGCGGATTGATACCGCGTTCCAATCCCTTTTTGCGCAGTTTGTTTGACTATATATCTGGGGCGGAGCTGGACGACCGCGTAGCATGGATTATTGACGATTTATGCGTCGCTTTTCGGGCAACCGACGTCCGCGCTCTACTCAAAGACTTTGGAAAAATGAGCGGGCAAGCCGACCCCTTTATCCATTTTTATGAAACCTTCCTTGCGGAATACGACCCAGCACTGCGAAAATCCCGAGGGGTGTATTATACGCCCGAACCCGTGGTTGACTTTATTGTGCGGGCGGTTGACGATATTTTGAAAGACGAGTTTGGGATTGCCGACGGACTGGCGCATACGGGCAAGGTTAAAATTGAGGTTGAGGACAAGGTCAAAATCCCCCATAAAAACGCGACAAAAACACCGATGAAGGAAATAGAAGTCCACCGCGTGCAGATACTTGACCCCGCGACAGGAACAGGAACGTTTCTTTACAAAACCGTAGAGCACATCCACCGCCGTTTTGAAGGACAAGAAGGGATTTGGAGCGACTATGTGGACGAACACCTCCTGCCACGGATTCACGGATTTGAAATACTGATGGCAAGCTATACGATGTGCCATATGAAAATCGAATTGCTGTTGTCGGAAACGGGATACCAGCCCAAAGACAACCAAACCCAAAAGCGACTGCGGGTTTTTCTGACCAACAGCCTTGAAGAACCGCACCCCGATACAGGAATTTTGTTTGCAAGCTGGTTATCGCGGGAGGCGCAGGAGGCTAATGCCGTCAAACACGAAACGCCAGTGATGGTGGTTATCGGTAATCCGCCGTATAGCGGTGAAAGCCAAAACAAAGACAAGTGGATTATGAATTTGATGGAAGACTATAAAAAAGAGCCCGAAGGCAAGGTCAAGCTGGATGAGAAAAACTCAAAGTGGATAAATGACGACTATGTGAAGTTTATCCGTTTTGCCCAGTATTTTATTGAAAAGAACGGCGAGGGAATTTTAGCTTTTATCAACAATCACGGCTTTTTGGACAACCCGACCTTTCGGGGTATGCGATGGAACTTGCTGTCTGTGTTTGACAAAATCTATTGCCTTGACTTGCACGGCAACTCCAAGAAAAAAGAGGCTTGCCCCGACGGCAGTAAGGATGAGAACGTCTTTGACATCCAGCAAGGGGTGTCTATCAATCTCTTTATCAAGAAAAAAGGTAGGAAAAATGCGGGGGATTTGGCAGAGGTCTATCACGCCGACTGCTATGGAGCGCGGGACGCCAAATACGAATGGTTGCATACCCACTCTGTCAAGGATGCGGGTTTTGCGCTGCTATCCAATACCCCGCCAAACTATTACTTTGTGCCCAAGGATTTTGACCTTCAGACGATATATAACGAGGGCTTTGCGGTCAATGAACTCTTTAGCGTTAATTCGGTCGGGATAGTAACGGCAAGGGATGAGTTTGTTATTGATAATTATAAGTCCCAATTAGAAAATAGAATAAAAGATTTCTTTAATTTATCAGAAAATGAAGTGGTATCAAAATACAATATTAAGGAATCGTCAAATTGGAAGATTGATATTGTAAAGAAGAAAGCAAAAAACTATTCGGCTGATTTTTTACAAAAAATATCCTACCGACCTTTTGACGACAGGATTGTGTATTATAATACGAATTTTATAGAAAGAAGTCGCTATGACATCATGCGCCACTTCCTTGCGGGTGAGAATGTGGGGTTGGTCATCCCTAGGCAAGCAATAACAGATAATTACTCTCATGTTCAAGTTACTAATTATATTGTTGATAACAGGATTCATTATAGTAATAAAGGAATCCCTGTTGTGTGTCCGCTCTATCTCTATCCCGATGAGGATTCCCTCGACAAAGCCCGAAAGCCAAACCTGAATGACGCTATCGTCACTGAAATCGCCACTCGGCTTGAACTTTCCTTCACCCCCGAAAAAACACAAGGCGACAGCGTCTTTGCACCCATAGACATCCTTGACTACATCTATGCCGTCCTGCACTGTCCCAGCTACCGTGAGAAATACCGCGAGTTCCTCAAAATCGACTTTCCGCGAGTTCCGTATCCAACCGATGCCGATAGCTTTTGGCAACTCGTCCGCTTGGGTGGAGAACTACGGCAAATCCACCTGCTTGAAAGCCCAGTCGTCAGTCGCTTCATCACCCGTTTTCCCGAGTCGGGCAACAATACCGTCGAAAAGCTATCTTACGAAAACGGCAAGGTCTTTATCAACGAAACGCAGTATTTTGAAGGGGTTTTACAAAACGTGTGGGAGTTTTACATCGGCGGATACCAGCCTGCGCAAAAGTGGCTCAAAGACCGCAAGGGCAGAATGCTATCCTATGACGACATTACTCATTACCAGAAAATCATCGTCGCCCTGTCCGAAACCATCCGCATTATGCAGGAGATTGAGGGGGTTAAGGAGTGGTAGGAGGGGGAGAGATTATAGATTTTCCGGCAACCCTAATTTTTCAAATAAAATTCTATTACGTTTTTTAGCATCCCTAAGTAATTTGTTATAGGGTATAACTTCAAAATATGCATTATAATTTGGGTGATTAAAATAAAAACCTATACCATCTACTGTTTTTTTAAAACCAACATTTTCTAATACTTTATTTAATTTTGGCGTAATATCAGCAATTATATAAATATAAAATGGAATATTTGCAGGTATAAACAAAGGTTTTCCTGCAATATTATGTTTTAAATCTAATATTTCATGCATATAATCTAAACTTTGCTCGTATGGATTTTTTTGCTTATTATAATCATCTCTTTGAGGTTTTTTAAATTCTATAATAGCTATTGATGAACAAGGGTCACATTCGGAATATGCAATAGCACTTTCAGTAATGTTTTTTATTATAATATCAGGTCGTTTTTGTTTTTTTGTTACTAAAATATTTTCTTTCATAGTGCTATTACGAAAATCAGTATCTGAAGCTAAAAACTCATGATAGGATAATCGTTCATCAATAATCCAAAGATTTTGATTTTCGTATAAAACTTCATCTGATGTTTTATGCATCGGGAAAATAATATTATGAATAACCTCTTCTAAATCGTATGTCCCGTCATTATTTATTGTCAGAGCATCTTCAAACATTGACAAAATAATTTTTCTGTGAGCTATATATTGTCCCAATCTGGCGTTAGAAAGGTCATTTTCTTTTTCTAAATATTTATTTATTTTTTCCTTATATTCGTCGGGAGATATGTTTTTTTTATTTTTCTGTAATTTCGTAATTTCTTCCTTCGTATTTGATTCGATTTTATAATCAAGTTTTCTCATATAATTAATATAATTATCCGAACCGATTCTTATATCCAAAGGCATATCTTCGAGCGATTTTTTATCATGATGTAAAATATACCTAAATTGAGGATTTTCTTTTTTAATATTTTCTTCGATTTTTTTCATTTTATTATCAAGTATTGGTTTTATTTTTTCAGAAAGTATTTCTGAAAAATGATTTGAAAAAGCTTTAGTCAAGGATTCTTTGCTTGAAAATAAATCACCTTGATTGAGGTCTTGTTGTGTAAATTCAAAATCTGTCCGTTGTGAATTTACACTATTATCTAATATATTGCCAGAAACAAAAATTTTGTATACATACGCTTTTTCTTCCTCATCAAATAATTTTTCTGGCAAATTAGGGATGGAAGATGTGTCTAACTTTAGATTGGTTACTTCACGTTGATTGGCACAATAATGAATTTTGTGAGTTAAGTCATCGTAATTATAGATTTTTATAAATTTAATGTTATATTCTTCCCCATTAAGTAATACTGTTTTTTCTTCAATATTTGCTGAAAATTCTTTGTTAAATATATCATTTAAATTTATTTCATCTTGATTATAATTATCTATTAAAGTAATTGTTGGGATATTTCCCAAAACAAAATAAGATAGAATATGTTCTAGTAATCTGGAAGCTAATGTTTCCAATTTTTTTGGAACATTATTAATAAATGTTTTTTTATATTCTATTAATTTTACTATTGTTAATCTTTCTCTTGGTGTAACTACAGGCTCTTGAACAATATCTATACCTTCTTTAGTTAAAAGAAAATCAAATTTTCTAAAGTAATTTTGTTTTTCACTATCATTATAAAATATACTTTCAATTTCAACTTTTTGAAACGCTTTAAGCCATAAAAACCTACCTATTCCCTTTCCACCTTTATTTATTTTTCTTGTAGAATCCGAAGTTAAAAATGATTGATAATTATCGTTTGTAAACCCAATTCCGTTATCATGTATAGATACATTATTAATTGGAGGCAAATAACTATCATTACTATCTTTTAAAAATTCTATTTCTTGTTCTGAATCATCTCTGTCAAAATATATTTTTATTTCATTTTTTGTATTATCATTACCATTTATCTCATCTATTGCTTGTAAAGAATTTACAACAGCTTCAAAAATAGGTAATAGACATTTTTTTTGTGACAACGGTGTGTTAGATACTTTCCCAATCAGGTCTACATTCACTTCATTATCCTTCCCCATATAATTATAATTTACCCTCCTAAAATTGCAAGATTTCGACACAAATTTATATACATCAAAACGCCAACAAAAAAAGCCGAGCATTTCTGCCCGGCTAAAAATCCTCTCCCAAAACCGCCTTATTTCTTACACGCCGTTCCCGTCAATTCCCGCGATTTGTTGTAACCCGAGTAACCACCTTCGCCCAGCATACAATCCGCGAGGTCCATCAACTCTTGATTCATATACGAGGCTGACCCAACATGCCCCCAGTTGATATTGTCGGGGTTAAAATAAAGATTGTCGTTTGCCAGCTCGTTCAGCTTTTTGAGGTTCTCGCGGATGCTTTCCATATTGCGGATAAAAGCGTCCATCGCGGTTTCTTTGATTTCGTTTCTGTTTGTTTTTTTGATTCTTGCCATCGTTTTCTCCTTTAATTTATTCTACGACAACAGATTAGCTTGCATTGCGGATGGAAGTCAAGTGTTTGCGTAAAATAGTTGCAGATTTTTTTGAGATATTTGATGGTATAGACAGTAAATAGATGGGGTTTCTGGGAAAAGAAAAAGCCCGGGATTATCTCTCGGGCTTGGGGGAATATTGAAAATTATTAGCTATTCCAAAACTTCAATGCTCTCAATTTCTGGTTCTTTAAATTCTACAAACACATCATGTCCGTCATACCAATGCAAATCAGCTTCCGCATTATCCTTTATTACTTCCAGTATTTCAACTTGTAATGCTGGAATACCATCTTCTGCGTCAAGCTCTGATTCGTCATTTATAAAATTTGCTTTAAAAATAGCGCCATTTTTCAGTATAACTTTAATAATCCTACTTTCAAGCACTTCATTCGTTAAAACACTCATAACTTTCCTCCTTTTTCAGGCTCTTTTGCTGGCACAACGTGAACACCCTTTTTGGAATAATGAATCATTCCGACCTTTGTTTCAGAAGCCAATCCATTTTGATTTTTGTGAATACCAATAACTTCATCACAGTAAATCCGCTCTTTATGAACCCACTTTTTTTTAATCATCATTATTTTACCACTTCCTGCGTATTTGTCAAGTAATTCGCGTGGATTTGCGGATAAAATGCTTTTCCCTTCAACATATTCAGGAGAGCCGACAATATGATGATTTTGTTTAGCAGATACAATATCCATATTAAAAACGCCATTCTTAATATTTTTCCTGACCTCGTTTTCGTCGTTATATTCCCATTTTACGTCCTCTGCCGTCTTCCAAAATTCATTATCCAAAACGGGAGTGGTAAAACAGGTGCAATGCGGATGGCGTGGCAAATAGGGACAAACCCGAAAGTCGGGGTCATTGCCTGAGAGCGAAAAGATTTTGTCAATATCGGGAGCGCAAATATCGCAGGGGTTTGCCGATGCGTTTTTGATTATAACCAAATCAATCCCTGCTTTCATATACGCGGCGTGCGTTGCGGCGTTGTGGACGGTTGCCTCAAGGTCGGAAAGCCAAACCGAGAGATAATAGTCCAGCGCCATCTTGCGATATTCTTTCTTGCGGATTCCGTTCACCGTTGACCCGCGGGTTGATACCCGAACGACCGGCAACTTAATATAGCCCGTTGGATAATCACGGTCCAGCATCGCCATCAGCTCGTCCACTTGGTCATAAAAATTGAGCCCGACACCCTTCTTGTTTTGATTATCCTGCCGCAAAAGGTATGATTTCAATTCATCTTCCAAATGCCCTTTTTTATTCAAATCAAAGAGAGTCAAACGCGCCGAGTAGGTAAAAAGGACTTTATTGACGTAATGCTCCATTTTTTGAATCTCCGGGTCAAGCAGGCTGGCGCGGTATGCCTTGAGGTCTGGGAGCTTGATTTCTTTTTGGATGTGCGTGTATTGATTGAGCGCTTTCCCGAGCGCAAGGAAGTCATCTTCAAACCGCTTGAGAGAAACATCCACAGCGATGCGGGAATAATTGTCCACAAAGAGATTGACGGCTTTTCGCGCTTTGGCGAGCAGGTCGGATTTGGATTTGCTGTTCATCGTTTCAAACTTGGATAAATCCCGCAGTTCGCGCATCAGAACCGAAAGTTGTATTTGAAGGTCTTTACGCTCAAGCGGTTCGGACATAATTTCTTTCACAACTCCGTCAAGGTCGGCATTGGCGGTTCGGATTTTCTTATCCCGCTCAAACACTTCCACACCCGAAAGCGGAATAAAGGTTTTTCCGTCGCCTTCGTGATAGTAATAACCAGTGAGCTTGCCTTCTTTGTCGTAAGCTGGGGTTCGGATAATATGCGCCATATTTAGTCCTTACAAATACATTTTCCAAATCTCGTATGCGTCCGCAGAGAAGAATTTATTGCCGTGCGGCGGACGGAGAGCGGTTTCGGTATTTCGGAACAGATACCGCGCTTCCGATTCCCAAATGACGATGTTTCGGAAATCGATAAGCGCAGAACCCTCAAGGTCGTCTTCTGTGAAACTCATATATGAAAAAGCGATTGATTTAACCCCCGCGATGATGGCTACCAATTCGGGTTGGATAGCTTGCTTCTGTTCTTCCGTTATAAGCAAGTGAAGGTCATCGGTCGTTATAAGCATAGGGAACTCCTTAAATAATAAAAATAAAGACGGCGGGGAGACCCCGCCAATATGTCACTTGTCATCTTTGGTTTTGTCGACTGGCTTTTCCTTATAAGGCTGGCAATCGACATTTTTGGTTTCAACAGGCAAGTCCACAAACCCGTTTTTATCAGCCTCAAAAATCTCACCATTCACAATAATCTCTTTTTTGTTGTTCAGTAATTGATGTTTCATACTTCCTCCTTATTCTTAACAACGTGTCGTCGACGACAAATGTAAAATGATTGAAATAAAGTGTCGTCGACGACTTTTTTTACTTTACGCAACCTTGAAACAACCCAAGCGATTACTGGGGTTAATTTCAAAGGTCAATTCACCGCGGATGTCCGCTTTTTTGTTATCGCCGTCATTGCGAAGATTTTCCATCACAATCGGGCGAAGCGGTCTGATACGAACCATAGAAGGTTGCGCAATGAAAATCTTTTTGACAGGGATAGAAGAGTCCATATTCAAATTGACTTCAAAGCCATATTTTGATATGTAGCTCTTAATCACTCTTCCAGCCTTTTCATCGCCACGGTCAACGATGAGTTTGTCTGCGTGAAGACTGATAAAATTGGACATTTCAGATGGATTCATCCACGCTTCAGAGACTGCCGCGCCTCGAACCTGAGACATCTCAAAAAGAAAAGCATCAAAATTGTCGGTTGAGAAAGCGCTCGCTGCAGGAGCATAACCGCGAAGAGTTGTAAAGAAGTCAACGCCACCAGCAATAGACGCTTCGGTTTTGTTTGCCGCTTTGACCCGTGGGTTAGCAAAAAGAGCACGAGCAAGATTGAATACAATCCGTTTGAGCTTTTTGTCAACCATATCTGCAAGCAAATCAGGATTCCCCGCATAGCGTTCAATAACTTGTTGTGTTCCTGTTACAGAAACAAAATCGTCAACAATTTGGGTATAGTTTTCAACCCATTCTTCAGGGGTATAGTCGGATTCTTGACCGCTTGCGCCCTGAATGCGAGCAGTGTTTAAGAAATTAACAGCCTTTCCAGATGCGTGATTTGCATCATTTGCAACGATTGCGATGGTAACAACTTTGGTTGTTCTGTTAATTGCGGTAACCTTGTAGGTTGAATCTTCAATCTGCAAAATCATATCCACGCGAATACCCTGTGTGCTAACTACGGTTATAGAACCGCCGGCTGCAGTGTATGCGGCGGATAGTTTTGTTCCGGCGGGATACAAGCCATCTTCTAACCACTTAGCGGTATCGCTAACCAATTTGTCTCCAACAGAAATTTTGTTATAAAACGGTGTTTCGGGATGTTCCAATTTATAAAACTGGTTAGATATATCCAGTTTATTTGAAGGAACATCAAACGATGTAACCGCACCTTCTTCAATTACGGGCATAGAATAGCCTCCTTATTTATTCATATTTTGTTCTGATTTTTTCAACCAATCCGAAACTAACGCTTTTGTTGTTGTTGGTTTGGTATTCCCACCATCCAGCCCCGCATTACCCGAAGGTGGAAGTCCCGCTCCGCCGGTAACGCTGTTGGCGATGAGATACTTCTTTTCCTCAAGCATCTGAGTGATGTATTCGGCAATAGTTTTGCGATTGCCCTTATCATTCAAGAGCGGCTTCCCTTCAGAGTTCTTGATAAAGACATCGCCGTTCTTATCCAAGTCCACCGCTTCCATAATCAACCTTGCAAACAGGTCTTTGTCGTGGAGCTGGTGCTTGATGTCCGCAACCGCTTTGAAGACCGCATTTTCAATTTTTGATTGCCGTATTGCGAGGTCTTTTTTGGAGTTTTCCTCTTCCAAAGCCTTAATTTTGGCTTGGGCTTCGCTATCGTCAGGTTCTTGATTTCCCTCGTCTCCATCGCCGTTTTTAGTGGCTTTCTTTGGCTTGGTTTTCTGTTGCTTTTTATAAGCCTCCAGCGCCTTTTTCAAATCATCTTCGCTTTCCGCTCCAAGTTCTTCCAAATAATCCTTACGGGATTTGGAAACAATCGCGTTGATGTCGGGTGGTTGCGGTGGCGGATTGGTTGGCGGACTACCAGCTGGCGTTGTTCCAGTTCCGCCTGGTGTTGCGGGAGCTCCAGAAGACCCGTCTGGCGTATTTGCAAAACCGCTCATGGTAACAAACAAAAGAATTGCAATTACAAACAGCGACAAAATTCCAAACCGAAAGGGTAAATACTTCTTCATTTTTTCCTCCTAATTATTGTTTTCTGTAACGATACACCAATCGTTTGCCAGCAGGTCGGTTTGACTTGCAAGCCACGGAACACGGCAACCATCTGGGTAAACAGGATGGTTGAGCGGATATTCCATAAACAAATAGGGCAACGTCATCTTGCTTTCAGGGGTTGGCTCCTGATAGAGAACGGTTAAACCTTTCCCGTTCCAACCTTTTCTTTGGATTGCATACCCATTTTTACAAAATCTCAACGCTTCTCCAAAATCTAAATCTTCTGTTCTTGCCGCTTGCGGCTGTGGTGACGGTGGCATAGTTTCCTCCTTTTATTCCTCTAAATTTTCACCTTCTTTTTCAAAAAGTCCCTCGGGTTCTGTTGCGGTATCAATTTCTTTAAAAATAGCCTGTTGCTTTTCATCATTTCGGATGTAGAGCTCTGCTACCTGCTTGCGTATTTCTTTATTGAATGTATCCGAAATATCCCAGTTGAACAGGAGCGCAAACTCGTCCAGCTTGGTTTTAAGAGCCTTTACGTCAAACTCGGTAGGATATTGAATAACGATTTTCTCCCAGTTGTTTCTAATCTTTGCATCGTATTGCGCCATCATCCACCAACAGTTAATTTCAAACTCCTGCATCACTTTGGATACTTCCTTCAGAACGCCGACCATCAGACTGTAGTCATAGCTTTTTGCGTCTCCAGAAAGGTTTCCGCTTTCCGTGTTGTAAATGTTGAGCATAGACATCAGCCATTTAACTTGCTGAACGACAAACTCAAGATTACCAGCAAGATGGTCGGTATTTTGAGTTATCCAAGAGGGTAGTGGAGAATCTTTGTCTGGCATAACGATATGGGATAAATCGTGCGGGTCAAAATCATTGTAGTCTTTATCCGCAGGCTCGGTTTTCCCGAATGTTTTTCTCATCGGGTGCGCAAGGATGGCGAAGTTGTTTTCGGTGTATTGAAACGCGATGGAGTTCATCTGCAAAAAGATATTGCGGCAAAGATAGATGGCATCTCGGAAGTATGCTGGCATCGGGGTAAGAAAACCGTTTGCCGATACAATCGGAAGCATTTGGATTGCGTTTGGCTTGGGTTCTTTAAATGTCGCCGTCGCCTGATTGTAGCTTGGTATATCCGCTATCTTTATTTCATCTTTTGTATAGCGGATAACCTGTTCGCCAATCCAAACGTCCACATATTCATACCCGCGTCCATTGGTTTTCCAGTCCATAATATTGAGCACGTTGACGTTATGAAGAAAAGCCCGTTCGTTTTCGTAAGCGTCTGCAACCGCGAGGCAGTCGCCAGTTAAGAGGTATTCTTCCAGCCTTCTGGTGAAAAAGCTCTTTGCCGTCCGAAAGAAGTCGATTTTATCCAAATAATTGTCTTTTCCCTCGCCAATATCGATTTGACGAACCACACCTTGCGAAATGAACGAAGTCAATATCTGAACGAATTTTTGTGTAAAATTGATATTGAAAGCCTGCTCAACCCGTCTTTGATACTTATTTGATGATTCTCTTGAATGTTTTGTAATATTGCCCTCAATATACTTTTTCCCACCCTCATAAGAAAGTAAAGACAGCTTCCAAAAATCGTTCATGTCTTTATACAGCTTGTTTTTCACGTCCGGAATTTGCTTAATTTCATCCATAGTTTACTCCTGTGATATGGTATACATCAAAATGAGCTCAATTTTTTGCGAAATACATTGTAACGCCACCAAATAATTCCTCTATATACCAGTTCATTCCGTATTTGAATGCGTCGCCAAGGTGCGAGTGTTCATTGTGTCCGACACGGATGGGAACATCGTCTTTATTCATATCGTATTGCCACCCGCCTATCATATCCCGCATTTCTGTGAGCTCATTATTGATTTTGATATTTGGTTGCCACCCGCGGATACAGGAGAGAATATCGTCTTCCTTGTCACCAATGGGGTTTACCCAGTAATGAAAATGATTATCCTGCTCTATGAGGTCGGCAATCCCTCGTCCGCTTTCGATACTGCGGTTCTTTGCTGATGGGTCTCCGGTGATGTTGGTATGATGATAGCGGTGTGTATTATGTCCCTCCATAAACCGCCTGAAAGTCTCAAAATATTTCGGTTTGGTGGAAGCCTCAATCTCCATCATGAAAAAAGCGAGCTTGTTTTTATCCGTTTCAAGAATGGCGTTCCAGATAAGGCGAAACGGGACATTGAACAACACAAACGAATCCACCACATAAAACTCGTGTTTGCTATCGCGCGCATTCCATCGGTATTGAATGACCACTCCCGTCGTCAAGTCCGAGATACCGAAGTCAAACGACAAAACGGTGCTGTTTCGGATAGCGTTGTCAAATCGGACATCCGCATAGTTTGTGTCGTTGAAGTTGTAAAATATGAGTCCGTTTTTAGGACCGTCATAATTGATGTCGAGCTCCTGAGCGATACGTAGCGGGTCATTACCGAGTTTTTTACATTGAAATTCATACCACGCCTTGTCAAAATACGAGCTCCAATGCACCCGTAGTATTCGCCAAGCATCTGCTATTTCACCGCTTTGAATTGCGCACCGATTTTTATAAAACGCATTGTTGGGATTGCGCAAATTGACTGAACTGAACATACAAAGCCAACCCGAGCGGTCTCCTGATGTAAGCGCCGAGAGAACGTCTTCGGAGTTGTCTGTAAACGCCGCCTCGTCCCAAAAGGCTTTGGTGTAGCTACCGCCACGTGATGCGTCCGCGTTCGATGATTCTCCGTCAAGGATATTTTCAAATAAGGTATTTTGAATATGCAGGAATTTGGTTCTGATATATTTTTGGGCATATCCTTTCATACCTTTGTCGCGGAGATTTGCCAGCATGAATTTAATTTTACCCATCAAAGTGTTTGGGTTATGCTGTCCGCGTTTCATTGTTTTGTCGATAAAGTCCTCTTTCTTCCCCAAAATAATCATCATCTCGTTTTTCCCGAAAAGCAGGAAAACGGTGATAAGTGCGCACATCAGCCAAGAGATACCCATCTGGGTGGATTTCTCAATCTGGACGTATTTGCCTGCTTTCATGGTGTTAAACAGGTCTTTCAACAACTGCTTCTGATAAGGACGCAGGACAAAAGGCACGGTATGAAAACGGACGATACCGTGGTCTGTTGATTTTGTCAGGATGCAAAACATCGTTTCAATAATATTTACACAGATTTGATAATCAATTTCGATGTCAATTTTCTTCATTCTCCCCTCGCATACCCGAAAGACGGTTATTTATCATAGCTATCAATTCCGCGTCTTCGGATTTGTCCGTTTTCCCGTTTTTGTGCTTGGTCGCAAGCCCGATAATCCGTATCAATTCGGTATTCTCCAGCTCGTTTCGGTTCATCTGCTTGGCGAGCTTACCGACTGCGCTCTTCCCGAGCTTCTCGATGGATTCGGTAAGCGCATCGCTTGAACGCAACACCTCGCTTTGCTTTGCCCGCTGGAGAATAGCCTCCCGCCAATCCGCCGACCAATCCGTGCACCACTTTCGCAGTGTCGAAATCCGAACGGTCTTGCCTGTCTGAAGCCTTATTTCTTTAATAATCTTTTCTTCCGTGAACTCGTGTTCAAATTCATTGGTGATTGCCAGATACATTGACCTTGCTATCTCCGTTGCCTTATTCTTTCGTGTCATTCACCCCATCCGTGATTCGTATTCCCCGAATTTTGCCCCAACTATTTAGTTTGTTGACGTATCGTCATTGATATCTTCAAGAGCAGCAAAACATAAAGCCGCAATTTGAATTAGTCTGTGTTTTATTTTATCAAAGTCAATTTCAAAGTAATTATCATCTCCTGAAAACACTTCGCCAATATAACTTTCTATAACTGCATCCGATAACTTGCCATTGTATTTTGAAATTATCCCTAACCATACCAACAACGAATGATTATGCCCTAAATCTCCTTTGTGTTTCTTTTCCTGATATTCTCTTTCTTTTTGCACTTCTTTTGCGATTTCTTCAAATTTCATCTCAATCCTCCCTAAAATTTAAGTAATACCTTTTCCATCCAAGCGTCAATCTCATCATCACGGTTAATCCGCATAATCTCGCTGGGCAAGTCCATAGCGACAAAAGAAGCAATGGTTTCTTCATATTCCGACAACTCTTTTTTACGTTCTTTGGGCGGCTTTTTGTATGTATCCGTAATATAGTCCACCGCTCTTGGCATTATTAACGAAGCCATCAATTATCCTCGGGTATAATGATTTCCAAAGGCTTAACACTGAATTTCAAGACATCGCCGTCGATTTGGTAGTCTTTAATATCCTGATTTTCGCGGCTGAAAGGTTGGTTTTTGATAGCAAACTTTATCACACCCCGTTTTTTGTCAGATAAGTTAATGCTATATCCAAAACGCTCGGTTTTTTGCAACACAAAATTGGAATAATCAGTCAAAACCTTGATTTTATCCTTGTGCGACCACCCGAGTTTACTGGTTATTTCTGTTGAAATAGTGATAAGAATGCTTTTAAGCCCTTTTGTTTCCTGAACCCGATATAGTATTTGCGCATTACTCCCAATAATCCCGCGTCTTGATTCCATATACAAATCAATCATTTCCAACTCTTTTTCTACCATTTTCCCTTCCTCCTTTTTATTTTTAAAAATACAATCACTGCATTTCAAACCATTAATTCCTCTTTGGTTAATAGCCTGTTCGCAAGGAAATCGCTTATTACAGTATTTAGGTTTTGTTATAAACCATCTTTTTTCAAAGTCTTTATCTTCCAACTTTTTGCGAAAGTATTCTGATTTATCTATTTGAGATGTATCAATGTCTTTATTGATTGCATCATGAAAAATATTAATCCCTTTTGATGTAAGTTTTGTTGCAAAGTTTTCTGCCAATCCCAAGACCGCATTATTGATATAATTTCCAAATATAGCTTTTAAATTCCTTCATGTTTTCAATCATTCCACCACCTCCGTTTCCTCTGCCTTCTGCTCCCGAAACACGCTCCAG